TCACGGCAACTTCTGACGCAGACGGCGGAAACTATGTTTTTGTGGTTTCGCCAAAGCCGGCAACCCAAACGACTTTCGGAGCCACTTACACCCCTGTCTCGGTCGGTTTGGGCGTATTCCTCTACGGTGCGCAGGTTGAAGCCGGTGCATTCGCCACCAGCTACATCCCCACCGTAGCCTCCACGGTCACACGCGCGGCTGACGTTGCGTCGATGACGGGTACGAACTTCTCAAGCTGGTACAACCAGAGCGAGGGGACGATTATCCCGCAGTTTGTTGCCACTACAACGGGCCGCAACTCAACGGGCGGTAGCGACTTCCCGTTTGTGTACGACATTGACAGCGCAGCAGCGTCTAACTCCAGTCATCAGCTACTCTTGTCTGCTGGTTACGGCCCCGGTTGGAACGAGGGTACTGCTATTCTCGGTGTCTCTCAGGTGTCGTTCCAAGATGCAATGACCCTTGGAAACACCAGCGTCCGCAAGATTGCATATGCCTACCAGACAAACAATTTTGCCGGATGCGCAAACGGCGGCACGGTATTAACCGACACATCAGGCACTCTGCCCTCCCCCGACCGGATGAGTATTGGCAACCAGAACGCCGTTGGCTCAAATGTCTTCACGGGCTACATCCGCACCCTTACCTACTACCCCTCCCGCCTCACCAACGCGCAGCTACAGGCATTGACCGCATGATCGACCTGTATCTCATGACCGCCACCGAAGCCGAGATGACTGCCGCGCTGCTGGCTGCGGGTGTCATTGACGATGAAGGCAACCCGGTGTCTGGCGTGTCGCTCGATCACATCGGGCCATTCAGCCGCGTGACGGGCTACGACAAGGCCGACGAGCCTATCGTGGTGGACTACCCCGGCTGGCACACCAATCTGCGCGGCAGCTTCAGCGACGAGCAGCTTGCCGAGTTGACACCGTTGAGCGTCGAGCCAACAGTTCCCCATCGCGTGTGGGCATAGGAGAGTAATATGCGACCGAGCCGAGGTATGGGCGATATGAAAGCGTCAAAGATGAAAAATATGGCCAAGGGCGGTCAGCCCAAGCTTGACATTTCTAAAGCTATCAAGAAGCCCGGTGCCCTGCGGTCGGCCCTTGGGGCTAAGAAGGGTGAGCCGATTCCAGCGAAGAAGCTGGAAAAGGCCACTAAGGCTCCCGGTAAGCTCGGACAACGCGCTCGTTTTGCAGAAATGCTAAAAGGCTTCAAGAAGGGTAAGTAAGATGGCTAAAGGTGGTTCGCCCATGGGCGGCGGCGGCTTCGGCGGTCAGCAACAAGGCGGCTTTGGCGGTCAGCAACAAGGCGGCTTTGGCGGTCAGCAACAAGGTGGCTACGGCGGCGGCTTTGGCGGTATGCTAGGGCAGAGTAGCGGTGGGTTCCAGCCCTCCCGCCAGAACTTTAACCAGATGCCCCAGCAGCAGCAGAACTTCGGCGGCTTTGATGGTGGCTACGGCATGCCTCAGCAGCAGCAGAACTTCGGCGGCTTTGGTGGCGGCTATAATATGTCCCAGCAGTACACTGATGACGGTAGCGGTTATGGCGGCGGCTACGGTATGCCCCAGCAGCTTCAGCAGTTCCAGCAGCAGGCGCGTCAGTATCAGCAGCCCATGCAGCGGTTCCAGCAGCCTCAGCGGTTTCAGCAGCAGCGTCAGTATCAGCAGCCTCAGCGGTTCCAGCAGCAGATGCCCCAGACGGATATGGTAAGCAACGCCGCGATGCCCCAACAGGGCTTTGGTGGCTATGGCCCCGGTGTCGCCAACTACGGCGGCGGTGCTCCGCAGCAGGACTTCGGTCCCTCTCAAGCTGCGGCCCAGAACGCTGCTCTACAGAACATGGGTATGCGCCAGTCAGACGGTGGTATGGACGCGGGCATGGGTGAAGCTAACCGGATATCTGCTGAACGGAATATGGCAGAACGCGCAGCGCGAGCGAATCAACCTCCTGCAAGTATGCAAGACCTTTTTAACGCGCTTCGAAGTCAGCAGAGCGGTATATCAGGTAGTGGTTCGCAGCAGATAGCACAGCAATCCCAGATGCCACCCGCACCCAACATGAATCAGACTTTCCCTGAAGATCAACGTATGCAGTTTATGCGTATGATGCAGCAGACGAACTTTAGTGGTGGGCGACCCTATGGACGCAGCGAGTACACACAGAGGTACTAATGGCCCGGTCAGATGAACCCAAGTGGAAACGCATTGTCGCCAGTGTTAAAGCTGGCGGCAAAGGCGGCAATCCGGGTCAATGGTCTGCTCGTAAGGCTCAGCTTGCAACGCAGCAGTACAAGAAAACTGGTGGCAGTTATAGCGGCCCTAAGACGGAAGCGCAGAAGTCCTTGTCTAAGTGGACCAAGGAGGACTGGGGTACTAAGTCTGGCAAACCCTCCACGCAGGGTTCCAAAGCTACCGGCGAAAGGTACTTGCCGAAGAAAGCAAGGCAGGCACTGACATCCAGCGAATACTCTGCTACAACCAAGGCGAAACGCGAAGGCACCGCTGCGGGTAAGCAGTTCACGAAGCAGCCCAAGGCCATAGCTGAAAAGACTGCGAAATTTAGATGACCACATCCGGCACCTCCACATTCAACCTAAACTTAAACGAACTCGTAGAAGAGGCGTTTGAGCGTTGTGGTGCCGAGCTTCGGTCTGGTTACGACCTGCGTACCGCCCGTCGTAGTCTCAACCTACTCACCATCGAGTGGGCAAACCGTGGTATCAACCTGTGGACTGTCGAGCAGGGGTCGATCCCCATGGTACAGGAACAGATTGTCTATGACCTGCCAGTAGATACGATTGACCTGTTCGACCAAGTCATCCGCACACAGTCGGGACAGCAGGGGCAGACGGACATCAACATCAGCCGTATCAGCGCCGATACCTACATCACGATCCCGAACAAGAACGCTCAGGGTCGTCCCATTCAGGTATGGATCAACCGTCAGTCAGGTGCGAGCTATCCGGTTACTGGCGCGAAGCCGCCGCAGATCAACGTGTGGCCTGCCCCGGATCAGAGCAACTACTACATCTTCTTCTACTACCGTCTGCGCCGCATTCAGGATGCCGGTAGCGGTATCACGACACAGGACATCCCGTTTCGCTTCTTGCCGTGCATGGTGGCTGGTCTGGCGTATCATCTGTCGAAGAAGATTCCCGGCGCGCTTGAGCGTACTCAGATGCTCAAGATGGAGTACGAAGAGTTGTGGCAGCAAGCCGCTGACGAGGACCGCGAAAAAGCCCCGCTGCGTATCGCGCCGCGACAGATGTTCTACTAGGGGGGTCTGTGCCAAATAGATTTGCCTCTGGTAAGTGGGCTATCTCGGAGTGCGACCGCTGTGGTCAGCGCTATAAGCTGAAGCGTCTTCGTAGCCTTGTCATCAAGACGAAGAACGTCAACATCCTCGTGTGCCCGGAATGCTGGGAACCAGATCAGCCGCAGCTTCAGCTTGGTATGTACCCGGTTGATGATCCTCAAGCGCTGCGTAACCCCCGCCCTGACGTCAGCTATTATCAGTCTGGACTCAATATAAACGGTAACCCCAGTGACGGTAGCCGTATAATTCAGTGGGGATGGAACCCAATTGGGTTTAGTAATCCTCTGGGTTTATCTGGGCTTCCAGATACGCTATTAGCAACTGGTCAAGTAGGGACCGTAACGATTACGATAGGGAGTTAGCAATGGACAAGAAAGACCTAAAGCAGGACAAGGCTACCGCAGCGGTGGCTGTTCACAAGCACGAGCGCGCGAAGCACAAGGGTGCACCGCTGACTAAGCTCGCCAAGGGCGGTAAGACCAACGCACAGATGCTGGCCATGGGCCGTGGCCTTGCGAAGGTTGCAAACCAGAAGAAATCAGTCCGCAAGGTTCCTAAGGACATGGGGAAGGTCGATAAAAATGGCTAAGTTCAGCATGAAGGTAGGTGGCAACGAAGTTGGCCCTGCCAGCGTCTACGCCAAGCCCCATACGATGTCCGGCGGCACTGAGATCAGTCTCGGTAACAACGGCTATCCGAACAACGTGGCTAACACCCAGACCGAACGTACCCGTGGTACCAAGAATACCACTCGGGGTTACGGACATAGCAAGAAGATGGGCTGATGGACTACGCTGCTCTGTTCGAGACCATCAAGGGATACGTCGAAAACGACTTCCCTAATACCTCGTGGACCGACTCTACTGGGTCGGGTACGGTGACGTTGACGTCTACCGAACAGATCAACACGTTCATCGAACAAGCCGAGCAGCGAATCTTCAATACGGTTCAGCTTCTGGACCTACGGAAGAACGTGACTGGCAACTGCACAGTCAGCAACAAGTACCTCTCGGTGCCTTCCGACTGGCTGGCTAACTTCTCTATTGCTGTGATCGACGGCAGTGGTAACTATGAGTATCTGCTCAACAAGGATGTGAACTTCATCCGGCAGGCGTTTCCAAATCCCAACGATACGGGTCTCCCGTATTGCTACGCCTACTTTGACGAGAACTCGTACATCCTCGGCCCTACGCCTGATGCCAGCTACGCAGTGGAGCTACATTACTTCTATTACCCACCGTCCATCGTGACGGCTGGTACGTCGTG